GGCGGGCGCTGTGTCCGACTGTGATCGACTCGGCCTGAGCGATGTTGTTGGAGACACGGAAGTCCTGGTTCCTGCGGACAGCAGCGATTGACCGGGACTCCTGGGACATGAAGTCGCCGAGAAGGTTGTTGAGGCTTAGGCCGGTAGTGTTGCTCTCCCCAGCTGAGGCCAGTCCAGCACCGAAAGCTTCACGGGCCTGACGACTCACACGGGCTAGAGCCTGCGAGTCACTCTCGCGCTGCTGCAACTCCTCGTTGGCTAGGGCTGTGAAGGCGCTCTGCCTCTCACGAGCAGCGAGTTTCGCATCGTGCTCCTGCTGGATCTCAGCGTGTCGGAACTGTGCGCGGGTGTTCTTGCGGTTCTGCTCTAGCGACGTGGCGGCTGCGCCAATGGAAACTAGAGCGGATAGGTAGTCGACGTTCTCAGCGCACATGCGTTCTCGTTACGGTTATGAACTCGGCCCCTTCGCCACGGAGCCTTGTTGCGCCTTCGGTGAACCCGACCCTCTTGAGCCACCGCCTGTGGAGTGCGTTGTCCGTGTGGACGTAGTTGTAGAGGAGGGGGAAGCGAGCGTTCCACTGGTCGAGAATCGCCCTTGAGTGCCGCATGAAGGTCACTCGATGGTTAGCCAGCTCATCCGTGGACAAGAGCCACACGGAAGCGACTAGTGGGTGAGGGGTCGCGGAGAGGCCGAAGACAACGAAGGGCTCTCCTCGGTGGCAGACTGAGTAGACCTCCTCAGAGGCCCTCACGCTGCGCAGGAGGGCCTGTAGCGGCTCCTCGCCTGCGGCCTCGATCTCTACCCGGTCAGCCGTCCTGAGGTCAGCAGCGACCCTCTCAGCGTCCCCCGCTCTCGCGGGGCGGAGGGTTAGCGTCGGGCTGAGCGTTCTCGGGAACGGCGAGTGATTGACCACTCGGCCTGAAGGATCTGCACAGGCAGATGCGACTCGGTTCTCCATACGACACTCGTATCGTCAGCGTCCCCGTAGAGGGGGAAGGTAGCCTCAGCGGACTCCATGTCAGCCGCGTCGAAGAGCTTCTCACCGAACCCTTTGCCGGTGAACTCCTCTACCACTTCGGGGAAGCCCTCAGAGGTGTAGGCCAGTTGAACGAAAGAAGTGTCCTCAAGGAGAGCGTGGAGCCTTCGGAGCTTCACAGTCCCAACGAGGGAGGGTAGGGAGGATCCGTCTGAGGGGCCGTCTTCCCAGACGGGTGGAGTCATCTCCGTCTCACAAAGGTAGGTGAACCCGACGAAGTAGTCTGTTGCCTGCCCGGAGACGATGATGGTGTCGCCTACTGCGCTGACTACTTCGAACGGAACACCGTGCTCCAGCTCGTTGGTGTCCAGCTTCCTGGTAGTGACGACAGCCGTGTCCCCCTCCTCGATCTCGTAGGGAAGGGTGATCGTCGTCTGGTCCGCTACCGAGTTGTAGACATCCGAGCAGTCTTCGTCCGTGACTCGCCTGTCCAGGCGGACAGCGAAGCCTGCAAAGCGGTCAGTGGAGATGGGCGACATGTCCATCTTCTCCAGGAAGACTCCGTCTGCGCGGGAGACAACCATGAAGAGTTCCGACCTGACGAAGGCCACCTTCTGGATCTCCACGGCACCGAAGCTGAACTCGGACCAAGCGTTCTGGATGCGGCGGATGCCGGCATCGTCGTACTTGAAGACGACTAGCTTCTCTGGCGACCCCTTAGGGCGGATGATGACCAGCTTCTCCTCAGCAGACCCGGAAAGCTCCTGGATGCTACCGTTGATGAAGGTGGGGACGTGTGCGTTGTGGTCCTCCGCGTCGAAGGTGTCCTCTTCCTGGTTCGGGGTGAACTCGTAGAGACCCCCGTTGTTGCTGCGGAAGTAGGGGAAGAACGCGGACTTGCCGATGACCAGAGGTCTGGTTCGGCTGAAGGTTGCGTAGCGGGCCTCCACGACTAGGGACGCACTTGAGGGGGTCAGGACTGCCCCGCCATCCAGGCGCATCTGCGCCCGGTCAGAGAACACCAGGAGGACGTTCTCTAGCTCGACAGTGTTCCTGAGCTTGTGGACCCCGTCTTGCCCCGTTGCGATGTCGATAGGGTCGTCATCAGGGAAGGAGAGGACCGTAGTGCGCCAGAAGTTGAAGAATTGCCCAACGCTGGAGAGGATGACGTTCGTTCCTGAGAGGAAGCCGAGGCGTCCCTTGTGGAAGAACATCTCAGCGATACCCAGCCGAGGCGCTGCTTGGGGGCGTAGGTCGGGAGGGAGGTTGACGAACGAGGCGGAAGGGTTGGACTCATCGTCCCCCACTAGGCGCTCGTCCCAGTCGATACGACTCCACTCGAAGTAGACGGCACGGGAGACTCCGGTCACGTCCCCGGCCTCGTTGTCCTGACGGCGGACCAGCTGGTGAGGCATGGTGCTGTCATCGAACTTGAAGCGGATACCGTTGGGCATGGACTCCACCCAGGACCCCTTGGTGAGGTTCTGGCTCTCGTCCTCCGCTTCGAAGCGGACATGGGTAGTCTCGGACTCCGAGTCAGAAGAGTCGGGGACGACCTCAACGACGAAGCCGTCACGGCAAGTGAGGGGAAGGTCAGAGACAGTATCGACCTTCTTCCAGATGCCCCGAGTTAGGCTGTTGCCGCTGGAGTCCTTGACACGGAACTTGTTGATGACCGTGGTATCAAGGTTCCCGGTTACCTGGATGACGCTGCCGGTCCGGCTCGTGGTGATGTCGAGACCGAGGGCATCGATCGCCGTTCGGAGGTTCTGGGCAATGTCATCCGTCTGGATGGTGAAGCCCATGCCGACCTCTGTACCGCCTACGCCAGTATCGTTCGATCCGTCCCATGTGTTGACGAATGCGGTCTGCGATCCACCCCCATCGATCTCCAGCGTCACCGCGTACTCCGTGTCGAAGTTGCCGGCGATGATGTTGATGAACGCCTTCTCCTTGGTCCCTGACGTGGAACGGACGGAGTCGGACAGCTCGGGCTTGACTGCGCTGTTGACAACGAAGGTCGTGTCAGCGACGGTCAGCGCCTTGATGATGTTGTTGGAGAGAAGGTAGTCCGGGAGTTCGGGCTCGTCAGACTCAGTGAAGTAGGGACCGAAGGCTAGGAACTTGTCCCCCGTCACGATCGTCGACCTAGACTGGATCTGGAGGGTGCGGGTGTCCCCCGCTACCCCGGTGTCGGACTGAACCGAGATGCGGATCCGATACCAGTCGTCCCCGTAGTTCTCTTTGGAGGAGAGGATGCCCAAGGGGGCGACATCCGCCGCGTCTGTGGTGAGGTTGAACTCTACGGCGTAGGGCGTGAGCGCGGCATCGAAGATGCTGAGCTTGACGTGCTCGATCTCATCCTTCTTGGCGAACAGGCTGAAGTTCTGCCATTTGCCCGCTGCCGGCCAAGTCCCCATCTGGTGAGTTAGGAAGTTGGCGAAGCCGTCAGACCCACAGATGATCTCGAAGGTCTTCCCGATGGAGAAGGGCCCGAGGTCTGCGGAGGAGGCGCACGTCTCGTGGCCTAGCCCCGTCCATCCGCTGCCCGAGGCGCAGGAGTCGTAGGCAGGACGTTCGAGGTCTTCGTCGATCGAGTTGCCGTTCCCCTGTGTGGTATCGAGGTAGCTGAAGTTGGGGTTGTGGGGAGCGTCCGGCCCGTGGATCGGGTAGGAGTTCCCGAAGATGTCGAAGACCTGGACCTTGGAGTTGGAAAGAGCAACGACGTACTTCTCTTCGTTGTCCCTGTCGATGACGTGCCAGGTGGTGGCGTTGGGGAGCGTATCTAGGAGCTTTGCCACATGCTCCGTGTGGTGGCGGGGCTCCAGCCCTCGCAGGATGGTCCCGATGAAGTTCTCTTGCCGCTCCATCTGAGAGGAGAACCGGAGCTTCTTAGGCTGTTGGGAGACCCCTCCGATCAGGCTGGCAACGGGTAGAGTCTTCTTCACAGTCCCCAAACCCCTCGCTCAGAGAACAGGTACTCCGTGTAGGGAGACTCCCTGTTGGTGAGGTCTTCCTGGTTCGCGTCGAACTCGGTGAGGTTGCGCAGCGCACCCCTCTCCATCTCTGCGGAGCGAGCGTGGTTGATGTCCCCCTCTTCGGAGAGGACGAATGCGCGGGCCGACTTGATCGCGATGTACTCGCGGGCCACAGCAGGAACGAGGTCCCAGTCTAGGAAGGTCTTGACCTCCAGCTCCGGGTCCTTGGAAAAGGTGAACGTGTTTCCCTTCAGGTCATAGACCTGATTCCCCCGAAGGATGGGATGGATCTCATCTTGCCACGGGGTAGCGTCCACCTCAAAGACATCCGTGCCTACGAAGACTTCATCGTCCGCGTTGCGTTGGATCGTCTTGCACTCAGTGTTGAAGTACCAGCCCCGCGCCTGCACAGCGCGAGAGGTACGCCTGAGGAACTGGAGAGCCTTGGCGACGTTGGCAGGAGAGTCCTCTGTCGCTTCTGACGCTTCTCGATCCCCGTTGAGGGAGAGAGCGATGTTGACGGCTTCTAGTTCGCTCAGTGCTTGCATATGTGGAGAGGGCCCCCCTCACCCGGCATGAAGGTGAGAGGGGCCCAAAGGAGGGAGTTCCTCGGGATCAGGTGAGAAGCAGGGAGCCACAGGACGCGGGCCACAGAACACCGTGGCCGACGACGTAGCTGGAGACCATGAGGTCGCCCTGATACTCGGTCTTGCGGTCGTGCTCCAGACGGAGTCCGCCCCACTGGACGGAGCCGAGAGCGCGGGGGTGCCAGCAGAGGGCGTAGACGTTGGTGAAGTCGCCGCCGTACTCCTGGCCGGTGTCCGCAACGGTCGTGCCCACGTTGGTGCGGGGAACGAGGTTGCTGACGAGGATGTTGAACCCGGCAGCAACCATGAGGACGTTCTTGGCGAAGTTGCCGTTGCCGGGACTGAAGTCCTGGTCAAGCAGCTTCCCACCCGTCTCCTGGAGGAGCTTGTAGAACATGTCAGGCTGCATGACGGCATAGCGTTCACCGTCATTCGGGATCTTCTTGACATCCATGGAC